GGAGTTGGATTTCAGCCTGATTGGGTATGGATTAATCCTAGAAATTTGGCATCTAATCATGTGGTTCATACTAGTACATTTGCCAATGCTTATGGCTATTTAATACCTAACGCAGACACGACAGAAAATACAACTGCTAACTATGATTGGTTTAAAAGTTTTGACAGTGACGGTTTTACAGTAGCTTATTCATCAAGCAATGGCACAACTTCCAACAATTGGAATGGTAATTACAATTATGTATCATGGAACTGGCTGGCTGGCGGCTCTGCATCTAGCAACAGCAATGGGTCAATCACATCATCTGTATCTGCAAATACAGAGGCAGGGTTTAGCATTGTTACTTACACTGGTAATGCTACGGCTGGTGCAACTGTAGGGCATGGTCTTAGCAGCACTCCTGAAATGTATATAGTTAAATCAAGAAGTTTAAGTACAGGATGGGTAACTTATCACAAGGATGCGGCAGCTTCACCAGAAGATGGCTATTTAATATTAAACGGAACTGATGCTTTTTATGATACAGTAGTCTGGAATGATACTGCGCCAACATCTTCTGTATTTAGTCTTGGGGGAAGTGGTTACTCTTCAAATAACTCTGGTGCAACTTATGTTGCCTACTGCTTCCACAGCGTTGATGGCTACAGCAAAGTTGGTTCATACCTTGGAAATGGGTCTTCTGACGGAGTGTTTATTTACACAGGATTCAGGCCAGCATGGATTATGATAAAACGCATTGATAGCACAGGTGGTTGGAGTATACTTGACGATGTTAGAGCCTCTAATAATAATCCAGTTGATAGAAGAGTGCAAGCAAATGACACAGATACAGAGGAATCTGCTGGAGTTAATATAGATTTTAATAGTAACGGATTTAAATTACGAAACTCTGCTAGTTCTATGAATAATTCTAGTGGCAGTTATATATACCTCGCCTTTGCAGAACAACCATTTAAATATTCTAATGCTCGATAGGAGATAACTATGCCTTGGAAATATAACGGTTCAAATTTAAAAGAGGGGAGGGGTTTCACAGGGACAGACGGAACTCAATATTCTTCAGCTTGGATAAGGATGACAGACAGCGAGAAAACTGCTGCTGGAATAACTTGGTCAGACCCACCTGCTTCAGAAGCACCATTTGATAATCGTTTTTATTGGGGCAGACAGACTGACGGAACCCTTATACCCAAGTCACTTACTGATGTCAACGAAGTGGATGATGATGGTAAGGCAATCATTGACCCTACGACAGGTAAGCAGCTTGTCACAAAGGGATTAAAAACAATTTACATTGAGCAAACAAAGCAGACTGCTAATGATAAATTATCTGCAACAGATTGGTATGTTACACGCAAAGCAGAGGACAGCACAACAACAATACCATCTGACGTTACCACATACAGGGCTGCTGTTCGCACCAAGTCAGGCACAATAGAAAAAGCCATTACAGATGCGGCTGACCATACAGCGTTTATGGCTTTGTTTGATGCACCTGTGGATAGTGATGGCAATGTTACTGGCAATGCACCAATAAATGATTGGCCTGATGAGATATAAGAGGGCAGAGATGAGTTGGGATCGGCTTGTTAAAAATTTCTCTGCCCATAAGTTAATACGTTTACTTTTTGATTTCGGTTTTAAGGAGTTTAAAATTTGCTAGCTGAGTTGGCGGCTGCCAATGCAGCCTTTGCAATAATTAAAAAGACTATACAAAACACAGGTGATTTAACTCGGTGTGGTCGGGCAATATCTGACCTTATTATTGCAAAAGAAGAGCTAAAAAGAAAAGGAGATAAAAAAAGAAAAGGCAGCATTCGCAAAGGTGATCTAGAAGAATTTATTGCTCTCGAAAAACTTAAACAACAAGAAAATGAGTTGCGTAGCTGGATGCAGCTTTATGGTCGTGCTGGTCTATACAGGGATTGGCAAGAGTTTCAAGCAAAGGCTCGTAAAGAACGTAGAGTTCAAGAAGAACTTGCAAGAAGAAGAAGAGCAGAAATTATGGAGATACTGGGCCTTGGCTTCGTTTCTTTGCTCATAGCTGCTATGGTAGGTGGTTTAGTCGCTTGGGTCGCTTGGTTAAAAGGATGGTTTGAATGAGTGCAGAAGAAGTAGCAAGAAAACTTTTAGAGCTAAAAATACTGCCACGTTTTATGATGCTGTGCATGACAGGTGTTTATATACGTTGCATCGAGTGGGCTTTATCACAACCTGATCTTACAACACAACAAGCAAGTTTAATATCTGTCGTAACTGGTGCGATGACAGGATCTCTGGCAGTATGGTTAAATTCTGAAAAATGAAAGAGTTTGTTCTTGTTATATCGATGTGGGGGCATACAGGGATTGAGTGGATATATGTTGGCAATCAGATAGTTTTGCAACAATCCTTTACAAAAGAGCAGTGTTACAGCTTGTTACAAAAAGATATGTGGAAGGCAAACTATGATAACGAGTATTTTAAAATGAACATTCAATGCTTTCCAAAAGATTGTGCTGGCAAAAGAGTGTGTGACTGATGCCAGCAAGGCTGAATGAAAATACAGAAGTTGCATTGCCGCTAAGGAACATTGTAAGCATGGTTGCTGCAGCTTCATTGGCGACATGGGCATACTTCGGGATAATAGAAAGGCTTAATCAAATAGAGACAAACATAACGATGATGGGGTCTGATGTTGAGCATAATACAGAGTTCCGTATAAAATGGCCTAGAGGTGAGATGGGTAGCTTGCCAGCCGATTCGGAGCAGTTCATGCTTATAGAGCATCTTGCTTTAGAGTTTGAAAAACTACAGTCTCAAATAGAAGATGGCAAAGCACCTTATGATCAACAACAAAAGCTGACATTAGAATTTTATGAAAAAAGAATTACAACTATAGAAGAAAATTTAGAGAAGATAAGGAACGGTGGTTGAAGTTACATTTGTATTATTGTTAATGATGGGCGGTGAAAAAACTGAGTACACGCCATATAAGTCTTTGTCTGAGTGTTTGGCTGTAAGAAGAAAGATAAAACGCAATGTTGGTCACGCAAATAATTTTGATGAAAAGTGGTCATGCAAACAGTTTAAAGTAATGGTGCTTAATGGCGAAATATTGGAGTTTATAGAATAATGTTACAAGCATTGATTGGTCCAGCAACAGAGCTGATTGGTAAATTTGTTGAGGATAAAGATAAGAAAAATGAGTTGGCGCATGAGATCGCGACAATGGCCGAACGTCATGCACAAGAACTGGCAAAAGGTCAAATCGCAATTAATGCCGAAGAAGCCAAATCAAAAAATATTTTTGTAGCTGGATGGAGGCCTTTCGTTGGATGGACGTGTGGACTTGCTCTCTTTACTCATTTTCTTGTTATTCCTGTGGCTGATGTGGTGACAGCATACTTTGGCTTCACGCCACCACAATACCCAGCTTTTGATATGGATACGCTTATGACTGTTTTGCTTGGCATGCTTGGTCTTGGTGGGTTAAGGACTTATGAGAAACAAAAAGGTCTTACAAAATGAACATTGAAGAGTTCAAAAAAGAAATAGAGATTGATGAAGGTTGCAAGTACGAAATTTATCTTGATCATCTTAATTTGCCTACTTTCGGCATCGGCCATCTTATTCTTGACTCTGATCCTGAGAGCGGAGAAGAGGTCGGAACTCCTGTATCAGAAGATAGAGTGTCAGAGTGCTTTAATAAAGATGTACACACAGTGCTTTCCGACTGTGAAAAATTGTACGAAGACTTTTACACCCTACCTGAAGAAGTGCAAAGAATTATTGCAAACATGATGTTTAACATGGGCTATCCTAGATTATCAAAATTCAAAGGCATGAAAGCTGGTGTTGATGCTCGTGATTGGCAACAGGCTGCAGACGAGATGGTTGACTCTCGCTGGTATAATCAAGTCACGAACAGAGCTGAAAGATTGGTTAAGAGGATGAGGAGTGTTTAATGCCGCTGAAACTTCTTAGATTCAAGTCAGGAATAGTTAAAGACATAACAGAATATTCTGCTTCAAAGAATGGTCCATTTTTCGTAGATGGAAACTTGGTTAGGTTTACCAATGGTTATGCTGAAAAAATAGGTGGCTGGGAAAAAGAAATTTACTATGGTGTGGATGCATCTGGTTCTCCAGATACTAGCACAGTCATAAAAGTCCAAGGGACTCCAAAAGCTCTTATAAGTTGGAGAGCAAACTCAGATGGCGAAGACAGGCTGGCTTTGGGAACATCAAGTCACCTTTATGTATTTAAACAAGATGTTGCTTATGAT